AAACCCATCAAAGACCCTCGTATCGGTGGGCATTTTGGGAGTCAGAGGCATAAGTTTAAGTCATTACAAAAACTAGAACAGGAAACTGCTACTCATGGTAAAAATGTTTTTACTGTAGATGGTAGAGAATGGTTGAGAGGTGTTGGGACTTGGGAAGTAGGTAATAATGCTAGTGGAAATTATATTAAACAACCTGATGCCACTAATAATGCAACAGATCGAATAGAAATAGTAGGTTATTTTTCAGGCGCTAACCTAATAGGATTTTCAGGAACAGCCGATAAAGCTGAATTTTCTGTTAATGGTGGTTCTGCTTCTACAAGTGATTTTTTAAATGCTTCTGTTAATACACCACTTAATAGCCGTTACGTTGATGCAGGAAGTGTAGTTAACCTTACCAGTTCATTAACTTTAGGAATAAATACTTTAACACTAATTCCAGATGGTACGGCAGGAAGTTTTTACTATGGCATCGAACTAATCGCCCAAGATGCCACATCAACCGCAAACCGACCAAAGATTCAGATCCCTAGTCAGAATGTGGTTTCTTATGGGAAGAAGTTTAATGTAAGTGGGACTCCGCATTACGATCCTGTTACCACTATGTCCTATGGTGGATCAGGTACAACCTTATCTAACTTACAGTCTCTTATTGATACAGATACTTCACTAGGTATGGATGCGTGGAAAGCAGGGACTTCTAATTATCACAGACCTTGGAATGGTGGCAGAGTCATTAAGTGGGTGGACAGTTCTGGGACAATAAAAACTTCAGTAAACATGATGCCACCTAATGCACAAAACATAGGTACTACGGCATCAAATGCGGTATCAGATGCTCACGTTATTGCTGGCACAAATGATGACGCTATTAATTTTAATACAAGCGCAATAGACCACTCACAGGCTGAAGTAGCCAAGTCATATTTATGGCAAGAGTTTGGAAATGGTGCAGCTAATGAAGGGTCAACCACAAGTGGGACATACCAAGATGCAAGTATGCTGGCAAGTAATGCAGCAGATGAAATCGCCTATGTTATGGATGATGGGCTAACAAGTTTATCAGGCAAATTAACTTTTGATTATGGATCTGCTAACGAAGATTTATTCCCTTCAGATGCAGATGAATATCTTTATGTAACTTTTATTGGCACTGGAATATCATACTATGATGAGGCAGATGAAGTTTGGGAAACTTTAGCCCAGAATTTACCTTATGGTTCCCATGTAATGCGTTTTACAAGGCATAGTTCCACTGGAAGTAGCCCAATAGTTATTGATGGTGTCCAAATAAAAACTGATTGGATCAGGTTTAAAGAATTTGCTTTCCACCAACCCAAGAAACCACCAATCCCTGAAGATGCTGTAGTGTTATGTGACTATATGCTGATGGCAGATTTTGTAGGACAAACAACGGCAGGAGCACAGTACATTAGTAAAGGGACAAGAATATCTTCTTGTACAAGAGATATGTTTGTAGGTGGAACAGGTGGAGTAAGCACACTTACTATGAGGCTTTTAGCAGGAGGTAACACTGGTTTTAACCACTCTGGAACCACTTCAACCACTTGGCGTGTACCAGCATTCTGCACTAACTTTGCTGTAAGAGGATTTGATACAGATGTTAGGGATAATATTTATGTAGATACCACAAACAAAGACAGTGTGGCATATCATGCCAGTTCTACTACTTATGGTTCTGCATCTTATTTATCTAGTGGGAATGAACTTGCTTTAGGTGTAAACAAAATTGGGCATAACTGTGTTTCATCAGATGGGAATTGGAGTGCATACGATATAGCAACCCCAATCCACACAAGTTCACATTACCAAACTTTTGAAACCCCATTTCTCAATGAGTTAGTTGGTGGTGACAGAAACATGGAACAAACGAATTTAGTTTGCAGTCCAGATGGTAAGAGTTGGGATCAGTTGACGAGGGATACGAGTTATATAGGGAATATAGTAGGTTCAGCAAATCATGCTGGAGCAAAAGATTGGCCTAATATTTTTATGATGAACAAATGGAGAGGGACAGATGATGGTAGAGCCTCTCAAAATTACGTTCAAAAAGATTTTGCTATCGCATATGATCGCATCATTTTTTTAAGATCGGGAGAATATAAATTCTTCTGTTTATGGAATACTAATGGACAAGATGAACATTTTACAATAATGAAAAATGGCGTTAATTGTAGTTTAGCCTATGTTGAAAATAGCGGTGATTCTCAAACTGATAGTTGGTGTTTACATTTACAAAGAGGTGATTATGTGCAAGTAAAAGGTAGTTGGGGTAGTGACCCTACATATACTGGATTTTATATAGAAAGGTCATAAATGTTTATTGCAACTAAAGATACAAAGATAATTAGTATTCATGAAGTTGAATGGGAATGTAGAAAGAAAGCAAAAGGACTTACAACCCTTGAATACTGGCCTTGGTTGGAAACAGTAACTACAGAAGATGAAAAAGGAATTAAAACCTACGATTTTAGCGGGGAAGATTACGAAATAGTAGAAACAGATGCACCACTTAGTTATCAAGATGACAAAGGGAACACCATTAGTTTTCATCAAAGTGGACACATAGAAGGCCGAAACTATTTTCTCAAGTGGGACGGAAGTAAAATAGTCAAAGATGATACTGCATTGACCGCATACCAGACCGCATACCAGTGGAAAAGAATCCGTAATGATCGCAATCGGAGGTTAGCAGAAACAGACTACCTTGCGTTAAAAGACAATACATTAAGTGCAGATATGAAAACCTATCGACAAGCATTGAGGGACGTACCGAAACAAACGGACCCAGATAACATTACATGGCCGAATAAACCCTCATAAAAATGGCTTATACGAACTGCAATTATTCTTCTCGGCTTAATTGCCGCAGGGATGTTGCTAACCAAGCCCGTAACCAGCACAGTCAACACGTTATATGGTAAGGATGAGGTTAAATGCCTTGCTCTCAACGTCTACCATGAAAGCCGATCCCAATCCACGGCTGGCCGTTTAGCGGTTTTATTCGTTACCCGTAACAGGTTGCATTCAAGCCTGTTTCCTTCCGATTCATATTGCTCTGTAGTTTATCAAGGGATTCACAATGAAAGAGGTGTACCTTTACGGAATCGTTGCCATTTTTCTTTCTACTGCGATGGTCGCAGTGACTATCCTGCTAATCGACTGGCTTGGGACAAAGCTGTAAGCCTTTCTGAGTGGTTTTTATTAACAAACCACTATCTCCCAGACATCACAGACGGCTCCACTCACTACCATGCCTCATGGATGGAGAAGTACCCCAAATGGAGCTTTCAAAAACGCAAAATGGCGCTTATTGACGAACATATTTTCTACAAATGAATCCAGCCGACCACGCTTATACCTACGGCAAAACCCATCCCGATCTTATGGAAGTAAACACTGTTTTAGAATTATTGAACCAAGTAGGAATACCAGTAGCAATTTCGGTGATTCTAATGTGGTTTATTAAGTACCAGTTTGATGAGAGCCGGAATGAGAGAGAAGAAGCCAGAGAGGACCGAAGCGAAAACGAAAGGCAAGTCATTGAGCTTCAGCGTGATTTTAACAAGCAAATTGTTGATTCAATCAGCAAATTGACAAATGTAATTGAAAATAACACAAGAGTAGTTGAGCGATTTGAAGGGAAGAAATAATGGCAAAAGAAACCACTACGACAGTTGTTGAGAAGCCCGATCCACCTAGACCACTTAAAAAGTCTATGACTGTTAATGAAAAGATCCAAATTGTTCGGTTTTGGATCAGGGCAATTATCGCACTTTGTAATATTAGCGTGTTAGCTGGAATTATATTTTATCTACTCACTTTAAAAGATTCTGTCCCTGAAACCACGGAACGGATTCTCTTAATAATTGTCGGCCCCTTGATCCTGACAGCCGGAGCCGTGAGCAAGTATTTCTTTGAATCTGGCAACGACTTAGAGGATCACGCAACTGGCGGGGAAGGCTCGCCAAAACCTCAACCCAAGAAGGGAGGTGATGAAGAACCTAATTAATCTTTTATTAAACTGGTTGAATATAAACCCTCAAAAGAAGGATGAAGATATGCCCTTTGCATTTGCCCAAATAGGAAACATGTTGCTCGGTTTAATGCTTGATAAAGCACAAACTGCTGGCAAAAAAGAAATTATGAAAATGGTTGACGAGCATTTAGACGATGACGTTAAAAAGATGCTTGATGGTGGTATTTCAGATGATGCTTCACATGCGTTTGGTAGCCTTACCGAAATGCTTAATAAGAAAAAGTGATAGCGAGTTATTTCATGACACAAATCACGAAAAATTTTAGCGTTGCTGAAATGAAATGTAAGTGCGGGTGCGATCAGTGTGACATGGATGAAGTTTTTATGGAGAAGTTACAGCTTCTAAGGGAGAAGGTCGGCCCGCTTAAGATCAGTAGTGGCTTCCGTTGTGGCCCTTGGAATAACGAGTGTTCTAGTTCCGGCTTTGACGGACCCCACACCACAGGAAAGGCGGCTGATATAGTCTGCTCTGGCGATAAAGCAAGGCAAGTTCATGGTGAGGCTTATGCTTTAGGCTTCTCAGGTATCGGAGTTAGTCAGAAAGGCGATCATGCTGGCCGATTTATACATGTTGATAACTTAGAATTCCAAGACAGCCGACCTCGGCCTTGGGAATGGAGCTATTGATTGTCCAAGCCTCTCAGTTCTTTAAAATCTCTAAAAGATTGCGAAGGTAGGAAGCTTGAGGGGCTTGAGGCTGAATATTGTGGTGTCTCAGTAGAGTGCCTGCGATCTATCCAGTACGGAGATCAGTGGGGGCAGAGAATCAAAGGATTTTACGATGACTACCACGCAAGAAATGAAGGCAGAACTTTAAGGAAACGGACAAGAAAAAAAGCGGTTAAAATACGAGGGAATAAGTATGTCAAATTCAGGTAATCTGGTACTAAAAACAGTAGAGAGCGGCTTGGTGCTTTCAGAGATTCAAAAAGCCGCAATGGAGAATGATCACTCTTGCTTATATGCAACTCATTATGTAGAAAAGGATGACGAGATTGTAGGCGCTTTCAGCATCAGTTCACCGACTGTTTACTGGTGGATGCACACAGAGAAAATAAAAGGCCGTGATTCCTACAGAATCGGCGCTCTCATGACAAAGCTACTCTCAGACAACTCTCCAGGCATACATTACGCTCCTATCCAGCCCGATTCACCATATTATCCTTTAATGGACAAATTGGGTTATAAATCACTAGGAAACTGGGAAATATTCTATAAGGTCAAATAATGCACGAAGAGACTGTCACCACTAAGCAAGGCAATCTCTGGAAATTGGCTCCCAGCAAAGGTGATTTTATAGATCAGGCTATAGGGTGGTTCCCGTCACAAGAATTGGCTGATATGTTTGCAAAAACATGGTCTAAGTTTTCTGGTGATGCCAATAAGCGCAAAGAGCTTCTTGATATGCACAAGCAATCCTGGCCAACCCTACAAGATATAGATGGGCTTCATTCAAACCCTGAAAAGGCTAATCTTTATCTGCAACATGAAAAATCTCTGAAAATTAAAAAATGACTGCATCAGCCGACAAATTAAGCAATCTGCACGAGCTACTGACCCA